CGATGGGAGCTCCTCGAGGCCGACTTCGCCCGGTTCTACGGTCTCGACCTCGCCGCCGCCATCTGGGGCCCTGAGCCCATCTCCGGGCGCCGCCTCCTCGCTCTCACCAAAGGCATCCCCGCCGAGTCCGCGCTCGCCCGCTCCTACGGCGTCCCCGGTCCCGGCGACTGGGCCAACGCCGAGGAGCTCCTCGCCGCCCTGGCCGAGACCACCTCGGCGCATCTCGCCATGTTCTACGAGACCAAGAAACGCAAGGGCGCCGCCCGGCTCGAACCGCTGCGCGTCCCCCGCCCGAACCGGCCCGAGGAGGAAACCGCCCGGGCCGCCGCTAGCCCGGAGGACATGCGGGCCTTCTTCGGTGCGTCGGTCCGGTACACCCCCAAGGGCCACGGATGAGCGACACCTCGGCGCCGGCCGGCCCCGGCAACGCCGGTAGCGCGTTCCTCGAGATCATCCCCACCGTCGCCGCCGGCGCGGCGGGGATGCTCGCCGGTGGCCTCGCCGGGCCGCTCAAGGCCGCTGCGGGGATGCTCAGCAACCCGGCCGTCGCCATCGGCGCCGCCCTGGGCGCGGCCATCACCGCGGGCATCGGGACCGCCATCGACGTCGCCGGCGAGCTCGGCAAAGGCCAGAAGGAGATCCGCAAGCTCACCGGCGCCGTCGGCTCCGACCTCACCGAGCTCGGCGCGTCCTTCCGTGACATCGTCGGGACCGTCGCCGGCCAAGGCATCGACCGGTTCGCCGAGGCCATCGGCCGCCTCAACGCCCGCACCAACCTCACCGGACCCGCCCTCGAGGGCCTCGCCCAACAGGAGCTCCGCCTCGCCAAGCTCACCGGCGAGGACCTCGCCGGCACCATCGAGACCACGACCCGCATGTTCGGCGACTGGGGAGTCGCCACCGAGAACCAGGCGGCCTCGCTCGACTTCCTCTACAAGGCCGGCCAGAACACCGGCGTCGGCGTCAACCAACTCGCCGCCACCGTCACCAAGTTCGGGGCGCCGCTGCGCCAACTCGGTTTCTCCCTCGAGGAGTCCACCGCCCTCGTCGGCTCATTCGAGAAGCAAGGCGTCAACACGAACCTCGTGTTGGGTTCCATGCGCATCGCCCTCGGCAAGATGGCCAAGGCCGGCGAGGAACCCGTCGGCACGTTCCGTCGCCTCGTCGGCGAGATCGAATCCGCCGGCACCGCCGGCGAGGCCAACTCCATCGCCCTCCAACTGTTCGGCTCGCGGGCCGGGCCCGACATGGCCGCCGCCATCCGCGAGGGCCGCCTCAACATCGGCGAGCTCCTCGCGCAGATCGGCGAGACCCCCAAAACCCTCGAGCAAACCGAGAAGGAAACCCGTTCATGGTCCGAACGCATGGGAGTGATGTGGCAACGCGCCTCCCTCTGGTTCGAGCCCCTCGGCAAGTCCCTCCTCGACTTCCGCACCAACATCGTCGGCCGCCTCGAAAAGGGATTCGAGGCCCTCTCGAAACTCATGTCCGGCGACACCGCCGGCGCCGGCGTCGACATCGGCAAGTGGCTCGGATTCGACGAGGACTCCGCCGCCGTCGACGGCCTCATCCGCACGTTCGACGTCGTCCGCGACTTCATCCGCGACCTACGCGAGGGCGGCCTCGGCCAAGCGTTCTCCAACCTCGGCCGCAACATCGCCGACGCCTGGCCCGCCATCAGCGCCGGCCTACGCGAGCTCCTCGACCGCATCGTCGAGAACCTCACCGGCTGGTCCGTGACCATCGGCCAGGCCGTCATCTCGTGGGGACAGGCCATCGCCTCGTGGGCCGTCGACGCCATCCCCGCCGCCCTCGAGGCCTACCGCAATTTCGAGATCGCCGTCTGGACGTGGATACTCGAAACCTACGCCGGCCTCGTCGAGCGGGTCCGCTCGTGGATCCCCGCCCTCACCGCCTGGGTAACCGACGCCTGGCCCGTCCTCGTCGCCGCGCTCGCCGTGCTCTGGGCCAACCTGTCGACCTGGGTCGACGGCCAGGTCGCCGCCCTGCGGGCCACGTTCAACACGTGGGCGCCCGTCGTCGCCGGCTGGGTCACCGCCGCCTGGGAACAGACCTCCACCGCCCTCACCGGCTACCTCGCGTCGCTGCGCGCCGAGGTCTCCGCCCGCACCGGTGACCTCGGCGGCACGTTCGCCGGATGGGCCCGCGCCGCGGGGACGTGGATCACCGACGCCGCCGGGCGCATCGGCGAGTTCCTCGGCCCCTACCTCGCCGCGCTCGGCGCGTGGATCGTCGACAACGCCCCCCGCCTCCTCGAGCAATTCCACGACTGGGCCACCAACGCCGGGCGCTGGATCGGCGAGGCCATCCCCGCGCTCCTCGACTCCGCCGGCCAACTCCTCGGCTCCCTCCTCACGTGGATCGTCGACAACGGGCCCAAGGTCCTCACCGCCGTCGCCGACCTCATCCCCAAGATCCTCACCGCCATCGTCGAATGGGCCCCCAAGATCGTCGCCGGCCTGGCCGTCGTCCTGTTCAACATCGTCCGGTTCGTCGTCGAGCTCGCCGGCCCCCTCCTCCTCGCTCTCGGCGGCCTGCTCGTCAAGCTCGTCGGGTGGATCCTGTTCGACGCCCTCCCCAAGCTCGTCGGCGCGCTCCCCGAATGGATCGGCGCGTTCATCTCGTGGATACCCGGCGCCATCGTCGCCCTCCTCGCCGCGCTCGGCGGCCTCCTCGCCAGCCTCGGCGCCTGGCTCCTCGAGACCGGCCTCCCCGCCCTCGCCGCCCTGCTCGGCCAGTGGGCCGCCGCGTTCGTCGACTGGGTCCCCGGTGCCATCGCCTCCCTCCTCGGCAAGCTCGGCGAGCTCCTCGGCGCCATCGTCACGTGGGCCGTCACCGTCGCCCTCCCCGGCCTCGTCGAGACCCTTCTCTCCTGGGCCTTCGCGCTCGTCGGCTGGATCCTCACCGCCATCATCGGCCTACCCGTGATGTTCGGGAAACTTCAGGTGGCCATCGCCGAGTTCATCATCGGCGCCATCCCCTGGCTCATCGAACAGATCGCCACCTGGGTCCCCGCCATCCTCTCGTTCATCGTCGGCGCCATCGCCGCGGCCCCCGGCATGCTCGCCGAGTTCGCCGGCATGCTCCTCGGCTGGATCGCCGGCATGCCCGAGAAGATCGCCGCCGCCGCCGCCGGCATGTTCAAGGGCATCGCCAACGCGTTCGTCTGGGTCGTCAACGCCATCCACCACCTATGGAACGACCTGCGCCTCACCATCCCCCCGCTCGAGGTCGGCGGCAAAACGGTCTGGGCCGGCGCCACCCTCGATACCCCCGACATTGCTGACATCCCCGCCCTCGCCCGCGGCGGCCGGGCCATCGCCCCGGGCCTCGCCGTCGTCGGCGAACGCGGCGCCGAGATCCTCTCCCTCGCCCGCGGCGACACCGTCCTCCCCCCCGACGCGCTCGCCGCCGGCAACGGGGGCCGCATGTTCGGAGACGTCAACATCACCGAGGCCCCCGACGTCGAGACCATCCTCGCCCGCCTCGACGCCCAACTCGCCTGGCGCGTAGGAACAGGACGCAACGGATGACCCTCGCCGCCCCCTCCCTCGAGCGATGGCAAGCCCGCCTGCGCGGCCTCACCCTCGGCGCCGGCACCGACTACGACCTCACCGGACCCATCGGCGGCCTCGGCGCCCTCGAACCGCGCACCACCGACCTCGCCCTCATCGGCGAGGGCGGCTCCGTGCCCGGCCTCGACACCCTCCCGCCGCGCACCCTGCACCTCCCCCTCGCCATGCACGCCCGCTCCCCCGCCGGCGCCATGAGTCTCCTGCGCGACCTCAAGGCCGCGTTCGTCCCCAACGCCGTCGACCTCGACGACCTCGACCTCCGCCTCCCCGGCCTCACCGACGACGACGAGACCCTCACCTACCGGGGCCGGCCCCGCGGTCTCGTCGAGGACCTCGAGCTCCTCCGCGCCGGCGAGGTCGCCGCGCTTGCCCGGTTCGACGCCCTCGACCCCCTCGGCTACGGCGCCCCCGTCGAGGGCACCACCACCGCCAGCCCCGCCCGGATCCGTCTCGCCGGCGACTGGCCGACCCGGGCCGTCATCCTCGAGCTCGTCGGCAACGGCGCCGCGCCCGTCATCACGTCGACCACCGACGCCGGCCGCCTCGTCGCCTGGGCCGTCCCCCTTGCCGCGGGCGCCACCCGTCTCGTCGACCTCTACGCCCGCACCGTGACCACGACCGCGGGCACCGACCGCTACGGCGAGCTCGACGGCGCCTCCACCTGGCCCCGCCTCCTGCCCGGGCCCAACGTCCTCGCGTTCGCCGGCATCGCGTCCCTCGCATGGTCCGCCCGGCCCGCCTACACCTGAGGAGACCCGCCCGCCGTGAACCTCACCACCGTCTGGCGCACCAAGCTCTACGAGGCCATCTGCCACGAGAATTGGATGCACGCCGAGGCCATCTTCCTCCGACTGTTCTCCGCCGACCCGGGCCTCGACCCGCCCGTGTTCGACGACGAGGCCGCCGGCGGGTCCTACGCCGGCCAGCCGCTCGTGATGGCCGACGGCGTCGACGGCGCCGGCACCAACGAGGAACCCGTCACGTTCAACAACATGCCCGCCGGGACATGGACCCACTTCGCGATCGCCGACCGCGCCGGCGGCACCGACCCGAACCACGTCATCCTCGTCGGTGCGCTCACCTCCGCCCGCACCACCGCCGCGGGATCGTCCCTTACGCTCGCTCCCGGCGACCTCGAGCTCACCATCGCATGAGCGACCTGGCCGCCGCCGCCACCGTCGACGTCGACGCCACCGCCGGCCTCGGCCCCGACACCGTCGTCGGCCTCGCCGGCCGGGCCCGGGTCACCGTCACCGCCTCGGCCACCCCCGCCGCTCCCGCCGGCCTCGACCGCCGGACCCGTCTGTGCGATGTCTGGGGAAACGGCATCGCCGAGCTCGACGGCGCCGTGCACGGGCCCATCGTGTTCGAGCTCAACCGGCCCACCACGTGGACGCTCACCATGGCCCTCGACGACGCCAAGGCCCCGCTCGCGCTCGGCCAACGCTTCCGCGAGGTTCAACTCTGGGCCGGTGACTGGCTCATCACGCAAGGCCCCATCGTGTCCCCGTCCACCGACGGCGACCGCCTGACCCTGTCCTGCGCGGATGCCCTCTGGTACCTCGACCATCGCCTCATCGGCACCGAGCTCCCCAACCGGCTCACCAACCCGACGTTCTCCGCCGGCATCGACGGATGGTCTGTCCTCGTGTCGCACCCCAACTTCGTGCTCACCGGCCCCGACTCGGCCGCCTACGTCATCGTCAACGCCGGCCTCGGCCACGAGGACGAACCCCGCTCGCTCGAGATGTTCCAACCCGACAACGTCACCCACCTGTTCGCGTTCCAAGAGATCACCGTGACCGCCGGCCCATTCGGGGCCGACGTCGCCCTCGACGCCTACGCCTGGGCGCCCGCCGGCGCCTCCTCCGCGGATGACCCCGACATAGGCGTCGAGCTCGTCCGGGTCCCGGCCGACTACCGCAACGAGGTCCTTCCCATCTCCGGCGCCCCGGTCCCGCCGGCCGGGTTCGGCAATCTCTACTGGGCATGGTCCCTCGTCGGCGACTGGCGCCAGGCCGTCGCCCGCTCCTCGTTCGGCGACGACCATCCCGTCGACACCTGGGTCCGGCACCGTTGCACCGTGCACGTCTCCCCCAACGCCACCGAAACCGTGCACGCCCGCCTATCGGGCCGCGTCGGCGCCGTCCTCTGGGCGCACGCCGGCCTCTGGGTCGACGAGGCCCTCGAGTTCTACCGGGCCGACACCGCCGAGCTCGTCGCCGGCCTCGTCGCCCATAGCCAGGACCCCGGCCTCGGCCAGTCGCCGCTCAACCTCGGCGCCGCCAACGCCCCCACCGGTGTCCGCGTCGACCGCCGCTACCCCTACTCGACACGCCTGCGCATCACCGAGGCCCTCGACGCCCTCGCCAAAGAGGGCCTCCTCGACTACTGGCTCGACGTCACCCCCCATGGCCGCAACGTCACCATCGCGTCGCCGCGCCGGGCCCGGGCCACGCCCCTCGTGCTCGAGCTCGGCCGCAACCTCGCCGGCATCTCCTGGGCCTACGACGGCGAGAACGCCGCCTCCGCCGTCACCGTCATCGGCTCCGGTTCCGACACCGGGCCCGGCCAACC